ATTGTATTAATGACAATCATTCCTTTATATCTTAATTTTTCTACCGGGGAAGTTGAACCGGTTGTAAACGATGACGGCAGTACGTCAGATGTAGTTGCGGGGCTTATGCCGTTAAACTACGTTGTGATGAATACGGACAACACAAACCCGGCTACATATTTAGGGTATGGCACATGGACATCATTAGGAAGTGCAACGGTGGGGGTAACAACAATTTATTACTATAAAAGAACTGGCTAATGGCAGATGTTATAATAGGGGCGAAACTCCAGGTAGATAGCGGCGATGCGAATAATTCGGTACGCAACTTTAAGAAAGAGCTGAAAGATGCTCAGGCTGAAGTTGTGGCGTTAACGGATAAATTCGGTGCCACTTCCGAGCAGGCAAGGGCGGCAGCAAAAAGGGCGGCAGAGCTGACAGATGCTATTGGCGATGCAAAGCAGTTAACGGATAGTTTTAATCCTGACCAAAAGTTCAAAGCATTGGGGGCATCGTTAAACGGTGTTCTCGGTGGGTTTACAGCTTTGACAGGGGCTATGGGTTTGCTCGGTGTGGAGAGTGAAGATGTACAAAAGCAGTTGTTAAAAGTTCAATCAGCTTTAGCCTTGTCACAGGGGTTGAATCAGATAGGCGAATCAATCCAGTCTTTCAAAACTCTTGGTGCTACAATCGTTCAAACGCTTGGTAAAAGCGGGGCTATCGGTTTGGCTATTGCCGGGGTAACGGCTTTAGGGCTGGCATTTGCCGGGGTGTTCAGCCGGAAGCAAAGCGAATCCGTGGCGGCGCTAAATGATTCGCTGAAAGATTACAGCAAGGCCGCTGGAGAGGCAAGGCAAAGAACGGTAGAGGTTAAGGTTGCTTTTGAACAGGCAAGGGCCGGAGTAATTAGTAAAGAGCAAGCTCTGAAAATTTATAATGACACCCTCGGCGATTCACTCGGCCGGACAAACGATATTACAAAGGCTGAAAAGATACTGTCGGAGAAAGCGGAGACTTACATAAAAATTACGGGCTTAAAAGCACAGGCTAACGCCTTGTTTGCTAAGTCTGCGGAGTCATCCGCTAATGCAATGATTGCACAGCAAAAGTTGCTGGATGCAAATATATCGGCGGGTGGTATCACCGGTATAGCAGTTAAAAGATTTCAGGCTGATATTGACGAAACATTAAACCAGTCAAAGTAGCTAGATCATTTGATATCCTTTCAAGGACCTCATCACTCATCACGTTCTCAGTTATATTCCTAGGCTTGATACCATACTTGTTCTTAGTAGCTGATGCTGATGCATAGGCATGGCTCAAGTCGTATCCCTTCCATTGCTTTATAGCTAGTGCATGATTCTTTGTGACCGCTGGAAAGTTAAAGCTGTATGGAGTCTGAAATTTCTGTTGGCCTACCGGATTGACTCCTTGGTCTTGGAATTTGTAGTAGTCATCAGCTTGTATCTCAAATGACATGGCACCAGTAGGAAAGTATACTACTGATTGTGCTAGTCCTCCAGTATTACTTACATTAGTAAGTATATACTCTTGGAATTGTGCTGTGACCTCATTGGCTAGTCCTAAGATAAACTTTTCATAAGCTGTCTCAGGCAGACTTAATTCAGTCTGAGATATACCAAGTGAATCAAGAAATTGCAGATCATCAGCCATGTCTTTGTAATATGTAATCTTGTTCCGCTTTCAGCTTGAAGTAATTCATCCAAAACAAGGTCTTCACATACGGTTGCCTCGTAATCTCATCCACATCTTTGTTAAGCTGCTGCGCCAGGTTGATGAGGATTCTTGTCCAGTTAAACCACTCGCTGTCTCTAAGAGTTTCTTGTGCATTATCTGATTCTGACTCATCAGCTTCGCTGTCTGTATTCCCAAGATAGCGAGATTCCGCCTCTCTGATTCTCGCAAAAAAAAAGCGAAGTAATTCAAAAATTCATCACCTGGAAAGGACCTTTTAAATATCTCTTCCCTCTTTTTATTAGGATTGAGCACCTTGCCTCTGTTATCCTCTTGGCAGTATTCCATCCCCTCTTCAATGTAGCAGATAGCCAGTGCCTCACAAGGTGATTGTGATACATCATCAATCAGTTTCATGTCAATGATCTGACCAGTCTCAATATGTGCAAAGTCACGTTCAAATCTATATCTCTGCCCTTCGATGGTTATGAATTCAGATGGCTCAGAAGTCTTGTGCTCAGCTAGCATCTTGAGCAGTGTAGTGCTGGCATGCATGATATCATCAATGTGAATCTTTCTGACCTTGTTGATTGGCAGTCCGGTGAAGATGCTCACCATCTGTGACTGAAAGTCTAGCATGTTGCTGAGTGACTTATTCGTGTTCTGAATCACTGGAGCCAGCATCAGCCATTTAGTCAACTGATCAGGAGTGCAGTCTTTGATTGTTTGTGGATAGCTTGCCTCTATTGTCTTTGTCATGCTCTGAGTATTTTATATTGACCTCTCTTGGAATAGTTTTTCTTGCAATGCCATGCCAGTGCCAATGATATCACACCATCATCATGAAGTCCTTGTGGTGCAGAGTATTGTACTGATCTGGTATTCGGATTGTAAATATAAGTAAAATTCTCTAGCTCATCAATCAGCCATTGCTCATCAGCTACCTTCACATCCGATTGCTCAAAGGCTAGTGCTAGATCCTCAATGATGACTGGCTTTGTCTTGCTTGTGGTAGTGAATGGATTCACCAGGTTGCGAAGTCTACTGGATAACATCTCGTAGAAGATATCCCCTTGATTATTCACCTCTATCAATGTGACCGCTTGATATGTTCTGATGACATCAGCCACCTTGTCAATGATCTTGTTCCACTCATCATGCCGCCATCTGTTGACATATATCATCTCACCTTTCTCGTTCAGTATTGTTAACACAGTGTAGTCATCTGCCCTACCAATGTCAAGTCCAGCATAGCACTTGCCTCCCTTGGTCCATGTGCCAGCTGATTGCCTCACGTTCTTGAATAGTCCGGATGCATTATCAATGAATTCAGCTAGGTATTCTTGTCTGAAGATATGATCAGGGAGTGACCGCTTTCTTTCCTCAAGCTCTTCAGGAGCTATCATCGGATTCTCATAGGATGTGAAGTGGATGTACTTGTACCTTGGATCATAGTTAGGCTGCATGCACAAGGTATGGAAGTGATTCTTTCCCTTGGGAGTGCTGATGAATATCACCTTCCTACCCTTCACCATCACTGTTGCTGATAGCACCTCATTCCACAGCTCAGGTCTTGTGAAGGCCATCTCATCCACTACCATGTAATGGAATGTATTACCTCTGATATTGTCAGGCCGTTCACCACTAAAGAATTCTATTGATGATCCAAAGCCAGTGACTCTAAGATCTGACTTATTGAATTCAAATAGTCCGCTGTTCTTTGTAGCTCTTTCAAGCTCTGCGAATACTTTCTTACCTTGCTTATATACTGGAGTCACCCAAGCTATTTGACAGCCTCTATCATTGATTGCCCAGTATAGCAGCTGATTGATTCCTAGTAAGGTCTTGCCAAACTGCCTACCGATATTTAAAGCATAGTATTTTTCTGATCCCTTGTTGATGGCATCATGGATGTGCCTCTGATTAGGATGTGGCTTGTAGCCTTTGATTGTACTCATTCATCAAAGTCAAAGTTTTCAACATTCCTAGTTTCAACTTGCTGGCGATCATGCATGCCAAATTTGTTCTTAGCATAGAAGATTCCTTTGCCTTCATTGGCCACAATGTTCTTGCCTAGAGATATGAATTCAGAGTCAATATTTTTTATAGTGAGTGATTTGTCAGAGTTTTCTCTCAACCAATCATACCAAGTCCTTCTATGAATTAGCTTCATATCTAATTTCAAAGGAATCCAAATATTAAGAAAGTAGTCAATAGTTGGTATATGTCTATCAGGGACCTCAACTACTTTACCACTACCAGCGACATGAGGCTTTGTATTATTCAAACACTCTTGAATATATTCCCATCCAAGGTCCTCCAGCTGATCAATTACTTCTTGAGAATAGGCCATTCTGTAATATGTTATTTTGTTCCATTTAATATACTATAGTAATATATTATATTACTTACAGTACTTAGTATAAAATGTATATGGTACCACCTTCAATTTAACTAGGATCCATATCAGTGGCCTATATGCCTTGAAGTTGTACTTCTCATATTTAGCTCTGTCACCTTTGCGGATGTTTATCAGTGCCTCAACTTTAGGAAGGTAGTCACCGAATTTCTCCATATCAAACTGAGCTTTGTCATCAAACAATTCTCTAGCTTGTTGCTTTGTCAATCGGCCTGACCTCACTTGTGCAGAAAGATATACAATTCGTTTATCTATTCCAAACTTATTTGGTAGCAGATAGCTCCCTACAAACTCAGTGTAAACATTCTCACAATGCTTGCCGCCATAGTCTTGCCACTGGATCAGTCGTTTCATTTCAGCCTCCATTGTATCTCTATCGAATCCATAGTGGAATGGTCTCACGTTCTTGATTCCTTTCCAAGCATAAAACAGTTGGTCCTTGAATGTAAATAGTGGATAGTTGGTCAGCTCTGCCTGAGTATATGCCTTGTACACTGACCTGATGTATTTGGCATCCATGTAGGTCCATGCAGCTGGTGTAGATCCCTCAGTTCTGAAGTCATGCCCGTTGAGGATGTACTTGATCTTGTACTTGTGAGCTGTATCATACATCAGTTTTGTCATGGCGATGTCATTGGGGATGTCAGCATCAGGAAGGCCAGCGTATAGGAATGCTTCATTGAGCTTGTCGTATTCAGCCTTGTTCACCTGGTATGTGATTGCATCTACGTTGAGTTTCTTGATGAGCTGCTGCATATTGTGTACAGCCTCGGGAGCATTCCAGTTATTGTCGAAGTGAATCACTAGCGGCTTGAGGCCCCAGTAACGTACAGCAGTATAAAGCAGAGTAGAAGAGTCTAGTCCTCCACTGATTCCCATAATGCAGTCGTACTTGTCACCATATCCATGTTCTCTGATCTTGTTGAGCATGTCATGCAGTCCATCCGGATTGGCTTGTTTCTGTAGCTCATCATGTAGGTCACAGTAGTTGCATTGCTTATCATTCAAGACTGAGAAGTCAGAAGTGAATAGGCATCTGTTACATTCTTTTTTCATGTTATAATTATTTGAAAGTAGCTTTCATTTAGTTTGACTGTGTGTATTTTGTAATCAAGAAAGTCCTCTGGTTTAATGTTGTACCAGATATGTTCAGGATCACAATCTTCAGGCTCATCTAGTGGCAAAGATAGCACAAGATATTTACAATGACTTTTGCATTTGTCAATGACCTCGAATGGATGCTCAAGATGTTCTAGTGTCTCTGCAATGATGATCACATCATATTGGCCCACTGGCTCATCTGTTCTGATATCCAGCAGCTTTGTGTAGTCAGCTTTATCAGATGCTTTTATGATCGCTGTGCTTGAGAAGTCTGATGCTGTATAGATGCAATCGAATTCATTCTTCAGATATTCAGCTCCTATACCGGTACCACATCCGATCTCAAGGATAGTATTGAACTTTATGCAGTCAAGTATCTCAGACAGCTGCTCATAGATTATCAGCCTATCCTCTTCAATATTAACACTGGCATAGTATTCATCCCAGAATTCAATGCTGTTTGTGTTTATTTTACCCTTTACTCTTTGCATAGTATCTCTTGTAGCTCATATATTTCAGGGAATGACTTGAGGAATTTCTCTCTATCATCACCATATATCTTCTCACTCTTGAGCTTGTTGCCCCAGTGATCGTCAAATTTATGTTTATTATCCCACTTATCAGTGCTGATTGATAAGAATTTAACCTCATCAGAATCAAATACTCCCACAGATGCATCAGTGACTATTGCTCTGAGCCACATTGCCCAGTCTAGTCCGCTGTTTAATCTCTTGTCGAATGGCTGCCAGTTTATCCTCTCAAGGAATCTGTGAGATAAAACTCTGCCTATTCCTATTGGCTCATAAGATCTTGGTCCTTTGCCGTATCCAGTCCAGTTGACGAGTCTGATGTCATCAGATACATCCACGAAGTGACAGCCTAGCTTTCCTACCATGTCAAACTCTTTCATCTTCTCTTCAGCTTCCTTGATGTAATTGTCTGACACCCAATCAGAAGAGCCAACAAATAG